AATCACCAATGGTTTTACCTATTCCATCTGCGGATACCTTCTTACAAACTTCTAAAAATTCTTCGTCATTCAAATACATCTCATCTTCTTGTTCCCATTTTCTTTGCATTGCAATTTGTAATGCACGTTTCAATGGTATTCTATCTATGAAAGGTGCTTCTACAAAGAAATCATTTTCTTCCAAAGAATCAATCATTTGATTTGACACTTCAACTATTTCATTAAGTATGTCCATTTTGTTTCTTTAATAACTCATCCAGCTCCAATTGTTCCTCAATTGTTGGTGTATAAGTTGATTTATAATATTCGTCATCATATTCCATACCCTCTGGAAATATAGAATGACTTTGTACGCTTTTCCATTGCCAATATTCTTCATTCATTTTTTCTTGTGCAAGGTATTGTTCATATAAATAATCCTCATCACCACCACCGATTGAACCAGTTAATTGTTGTTTCATAAATGCTTCGTTTGACTTTGCCATAGTTATTTTCTTTTAGTAAATATACAATAATTATTTGTTATTTCAAAATAATCTTTTCAATTTTTATTAATCACCTTTCATACTCCACATTGGAGCAATTACAGTATTGATACTACCATCCATAGAATTATAACAAACAGGATTAATTGTTGGAACTAATGCATTAACACTACTAACCAATGTGGGTAATTTAGCTACAGTCCATTGACCTGTGTAATAATTTAAATAACTTTTAGTTATTGTTGCAATCGTATCACCTTGATTTAATTTCCAATTGTGTGAACTTTCCCATTCAATTTTCTCTCTCGGTTCATTTGGTATTCTACCATTCACTCTAATACTTCCCGATATGGTATGTATATTTTGTGATTGTGTTGAATATAATTTGAATATTGAGTACCCGTTATTATCTTTTGGTAAACGGGTATCAATACTCATTTCAATATTTCGATTAGGTTGTAAGAAACCCTCTTTATTACATGCAGGTAAAAATGTTAATAGTATTAAACCCAATATGTAAAGTAATACTAACACTACTTTTTTAAAATGTTTCATAACTACTACTGCTTTTGCCATTTTATTTGTTTTTATATTATTAAGAAAAATTTACTACACCCATTGCCATTGCTAATGATAATTCATACCTATCATAGAATTTGACTTTGTTTTTCACTTCGTTGAAACTCAAATTACAATCCGTACTTTCACCTTCGTCATCCGTTCCCATAATTAATCCGTTGCCGGCAAATGGTTGGTGTGTACCTTCTAATGTAAAGAACGCATCCGTTCCATTTATCAATCCCTCATCATCTACATACATCACATCTTCTTTATCCAGATATGCACCTGCTGTAAATAATTCACATTCTAATTGAGTATAGATTTCTTTATAGTCTTTACCCATTTCAATTTCTTTAACTTCTTTTGTCTTTGCGTTAATCAATATTGCTTTCATATTACATTTGTTTTTCGGTTGTTAGTATAATTTTGTTTCCATTTTCGGGAGTCATAATAGTTCCTTCGAATAAAATTTGTTCAGCTCCCATTTCCTTTTCTGCTTCAAGCATTTTTATTATTTCATCTATTGTATAGTTTATCATGATGCCACTATTTTAGCGTTTTTAATATGTTTACATTCTTTACCACCTGTATAAATAAACGATTTCAATTACATTGTAAAATACATGCGGGTCTTTTGAAGATACCATTTTGTATTTTTTACTTTGTGATAATCCCTTCTCTTTTAATTTTCTTTCAATCAAAGATACCACTTCATCGTTACTTGGTGCATGTTTTCTAAACTCTTCAAAAAACCAACTATCATCAAATAATGCTTCTAATACTTTTAAGGATATATCTTCACCTTCACTACTTGCTACATTGTAAAGATTTCGGTCAACTTCTTTTACGAACTTACCGTCATCAGCGTAGTCGCCTGTAATAACAATGTTATCACCTGCCCAACTTCCAACGATTTGATTTGTACTATGTAAGTCTCCACCACCTCGACCATTTCCGTCAGCAAGTAGTATTGCTAACCCAGCCAATACACCATTTTTAGACATACTAAATTCCATTAACTTACTACTTTAATTTCACTTGATACAAGTCTTTGTAAATATTTAACAAAGTCATCTTTTGATTTTACCATATGGTCATAAAGCATATTGTCCTGAAATATCCAATCACCCGTAGTACCTTCACCCAATACACATTTTTTCATACTATAACAATTATGTTCCCATTTCAATTCGAATAAGATTGCATAATCACCCAGTATTTGTCCATTACAAAATACCCATACCCAACTACTTTCGTTTTTATCGTTTTGTTGGTCTAAATCGAAATAAAAAGAATTACCTAACATTTCAAAATCTATTGAGTCTATTTTATCAAAGTTTACTGGTCGTTTCATATCTTATTATTTTATAAATTCATTCAATGTCAATGACAATGCGTTGTTATATCGTTCTCTAATCTTAATATCCACTCCCTTACCAAAGGTATCATAATTCCAATTGGTAGTTAGATAGGCATGTATCTCATCATCAATAACCCCATCCGTATAACCCATTTCAATCAAATTTTGTTTGAATACTTTGTAATGTTCTGGGTGAAAAGTCATCAATACATTTTTAGCTTGTTTTCTATACGAATTATTTGTATACCATAGTCCGTGACAAACTTCGTGTTGGAATGTTTCACCTGTTAAATCACCTGCTCCAATAACATAACATTTTTTATTTTCATCTCTAATATTATCTATTTGAACTAATATCTCCCACATATATCCATCGTAGGGCGTTTCCCAATCTGGTAAATTATTTTGATTTTCATAACATTCCCACATAATATCAAATGGAATATTAAACCCACCCCAATCAGTACCATAACTAAATCCTCTACCATATTCACTACTATACCATTTCATATAATCCCAAATACTGAAATCCTTTCCTCTAAACTTTTTGTTAGGTGATTCGTAGTATTCTTGTGCTCTACAAAATAACATTGCTCTATCGTAACTATCTTTTACAATTACTGCAAATACATTTGGTTTTACTTCTTTAATTTTATATTTGATTGCCATGTCTTTCAATTGAATGTTTACTAATTAATTCCGCTGATTTAATATAACCTTTCTCTAACAAGAGACGATGTGCATAGACATCTGCCATAAACTCATCTTCGGTATTTCTATCCTTTGTATGTTTCAATATGATATGTGCTACTTCATGTGCTTCAACCCATCTTAATTCATCTTTGGTTAACTTCACTTCACTATCTATGAATACACAACCCGAACTTGTCTCAGCAAAACCAAAACCACATTGTTCAAATAGTGGTTTCATTACTTCGTATCGGTAGTCATCTTTGCTTAATATTGCAACTGCTACATCATCTTTGAACTCACTAAAATATGTCTTACTCATAACTTCATTTTTAATATACAATATGGATAGGATTTTCAATTATCACACCATCACCATTACTATCACCCCATCCTTGTTCGGGGGTAATCCACTCTCTTTACACATAAAACTGAAACATCCCATAACTTTAATTTTTATTTTATTATCTATTTTTTGTCGGTGTTCTAATACTTACCGCTTGATTTACTTTTACTAAGTTTTTGTTCGTTATTATTTTTGAACAATCACTACATTTAATTTTTGCGTTTTCCAACTCGTTATCCCAAACATATTCCTTTGTTAATGCTCCACATTTACATTGATAAGTTCTTTGTTTATATTGATTTCCCATTTTTTATTTCTTTAATGTGTTTACAATCTTTACCTCTACCGAAACCATGTGCTGGACAACTGCAACTCCAAAACCCTTCATCATTTACTACCTTATATACATTGTCTTTACTTCCTTTGACTTTGTATTCAATTTTCACTTCGGTTTTTTTGAACTCTTTTGGTTTTATGTATGAAATCTTATCCCACATTTTTTCCAATTCATTCCAACTATACCATCTATTTACTTCTACCCATCCACTACTTTCTTTACCACCGGTACATACAATATATGTTTTACCTGACATTGGTGATTCAAAACAAATAGGTGGAAATGCTGATTTAATTCTCATTGTTTATCTATATAAAGTTACAAAATTACCAAAGTGTTTGTCAAATGTGTTTACCAAATGTTCGTAATCACCTTTCATCATTTCACTTTGAATTACTTTACTATCTAATCCCAATTGTCTAGCTAAGCTACCTGCTTTACCAATCAATACAAATGCGTTACCATCTGGACCGGTTAGGTCAATTTCAATTCCTAATTTTTGTTCTTTACTCTTTATCATATTATAATAGTTTTGGTTTCCATTCGTCAGTCATTAGTTTAAGTTTGTCCATTAAACTATCCATATTCATTATATCTTCATGCTTTATCCAATAGGGGTATCTTACTGAATAACTTTCATTGCTCCATTTTCCAATTTTGTAGTAACCATTTTCTACCGGGTTCCTAAACAAATAAATAAAATGTCTCATATGTCCTCTCCATACATTAATTCTATATTCATCTCGTCTTTCATCAATTTCTTCAATGTAGTTTTCACTATCCCATTCTTTACGGAATAGTTTTTCGTAATTCTTTATAGTCAATTTCATAACTTACTTTTTATAATTTCTAGCGTTCCACCTTTCAAATTCGTGGTGTTGTTCCATACACTCTTTAAGAATGAATAGAATTTGTTTAATTATTTTTTTCATATTACCACCAACTTGTGTAATAAACCGTCTTACCATTTTTGATTTCCTCTCTTGCTTTCTTAACAAACTCCAAATCCGTTTCATCTTCATCAGGCTGACTTTGACCAAAAAAGAAACCTGATGTATCGGGTAAGTTTCCATCCTTAATATCTTGTTCCAAATTATCTAAATCTTCACTATCCAATACCACACAATCACCATTGAAACTATCGGATGTTCCACCCTTTGCATCGTATAAGTTCTGCATCCAACCATGTAAGTTAGGGTGCTTTCTCCAATATTGTATTTCATTACTTTCTATATTTTTCATACTGAAATCTACATCCGTTTCCGGTTTTGCTTTTGTAGATAAAGCGTACATATCTAATCCCATAAAATTATTTTAAATTGTTTAATACATTATTTACTTCATCCATTGTGTCCCAAAGATTATCACCCAAATCATCATGGATATAATCATCATTATCTTTATCCCAAATCATATAACCATCGTTGGTGGTCATTATTACATACCTTTCCATTTTAGTTTAAGTTTACATTAGTTGTTAATAATTCCTCCGTATCACTACAAAATAGTTCAGCAGTGGATTCACCATTGTTATCACCTGGTTCCATATCGGTTTCAGTACCCCATAAAGATTCGGTAGTATCATAGGTATCGTCAAAATTATTCTCTTTGAAAGCTTTAATCATTTTATCCTTTGCTTCCTCTAATGTGTCAGCATCAATTGTATGGGATTCTCGTACCCACATTGTAATCTTTTTGTCAATGTAAAAATCAAATTCACTCATATAGTTTTGTTTTTAGTTTTTATTAATAATCATATTCATTTAAGAAACAATTTTGTTTACACATATCTCGTACACATAATTGATACCATAACATCCATAATATGTTCACTTACATTTGTGAATCCATACTCAATAGCAAACTTTGTTGCTCGTTCATAACATTTTTCTCTAATATCCATTTTAGTTTAAGTTTATATTGTTTACTAATGCATTGTTTAATATTTGTTCACCATTCAATTGTCTAACTATACTATGCATTTCATTATCCATTGCCGCCGATAACTGATTTAATTCATCCGACAAAAATGGACTATTCTCATCTCCTATCAATTGTGAGAATGTGTTTATAGTTGCTTGTTTAGTCATTTGTGGTGTGTGTTCACTTTTAATTACTGCACATAATACACCGAATAATTGTGCTATTGCTTTTTCACTATTTGTCATTTGTTATTGTTTTAATTTTAAATAATATCCAATTTCATATCTACCATCAACCCCTTTAACTAAATACCTACTACATCTTCTATTTTCAGCATTGTCTCGCTTAACCAAAGCCTGTAAATGATGTATGAAACTTCCACCTTTTTGTAAACCACTATTACCTCTCAATGTAATATCATAGTGTCGTTTCAATTGTGTGAATGTTACTTTATTACATAGGTAAGTGTAGTCTAATAACGACTGTGTTATATAACCCCAATCACCTGGTTGTAATTGATAAGATTTGTTTTGATACTTTCGTTTCATTTCCTTTCGTTGAAACTTCGGGTCTTTCATTTGGTTTTGATATTGTAATTCTTTAACTGCCATCAAAGGAGAACTTGGTTTTGATTGTTCGGCGTGTTTAACACCATCTGCTAAACTATATCCCATACTTCCCAATGTTCTAGCAATCATTACACTACTAGCATTTAAAGATAAATTCTTTCGTTCCATACCTTTCTTTTGGTATATCCTCATACGATTTGGATTAGCATGATGTAGGTAAATGTCAATGTATTGAGCTACTCTCCACGGGACATCATTTTGTCTACTTTTACCCCAACCTTTCACTACGGATTTTCTATCACTATGACGACCTCTCAATGTTACCCATCCAAAGATTTGTTCTAACACTTTTTTCACTTCTAACACTTGCTCCTCATTCTTCATTGGAATAGTTGCAATATAATTTGATGTTCTTCCTGCTGGCATATTATTTAATTTTCTTTTCGTATTGTTTTGTAATTGTGATTGATTGTAATTCAGTATTATTTTTTGCTATTCCCATAATAGTTGAATAACTCAATCCCTTAATTGTAACCTTATCACCCGATTGTGATACTATTTCAATATCGTGTATCGTTTTGTAAGTCATATAATTGTATTAAAGATAATCAGGCCCATAAACTCCATAACGAGCAGTTCCATCAATAATGTTTCCTCTCGCGTGTTTTGCTGGTGCTTTCCACGTTGCTGCTTTTAATAAATCACCTTTCTTAATTGTTATTACCAACTTCAACAATAACGTCTTGATATTGACTTGGCATATCTGCTTTGATATAATAATCTTTTCGTTGAATGTTTAATGTATTAATAAAGTTAGCAACAATAGGATTACCTTTAAGATACTCTAATGATTTTTTATTTGTCGTTCTCATATACTATTATTAAATGTTACCTAATGCTCTATCTTCACTTTGTGCTTCATTCATTCTTTCTACATAATGTTCGAATGCTGAATAGTCTCTTTGTGGCATTCTATCATTTTCCGTAAACCCAGCACTATCATATTCGGGTTCATCATCCAATACTTTAGCTTCATTGTGTAAAGCAGTTTGTAGTTTATCACGTAGTTTTTCCGACTTACTTAATTGAGTCTTAAAGTAATTGATACTACTTATATTTTGACCTAACTCGTCTAAGTGTTTTTGGTTTTGTTCCACCAATTTAGTAGTTGCGTAATACAACTCATTCAATTCCAATAATGTTAATTCTAAATTCATATACTTTATATTTTATTTTAATTAATTATGTTTCATACCTTTACAAACTCCATAACCTTGTCGTTGTGATAGTTTGTATAATCTATTTGCATCTTCCATTGGCATAATTTGTATTTCGTTACCAGTTTTGTGGTTAGCAATAGCAACACCACCAACTTTTTGAACTGAACTACAATTAACACAACTTTTGTAACCATATTTCACTACTCGCAAAACTGGCATATCACCACCACACTTAATACATTGTGTCATTTCTAATTTTACTTTCACTCCTTTCATATTATTATAATTTAAAGTTATCAAATGTATAAGGGTTAAACCAGCCTCTAATTACTCTATGTGTTAAATCATTTCCGTTCTTATCAACATCATTATATTGTTGAGGAACTAATGTAATAACTTCATCTAACAAATCGTGTCCGTCATACCTACATATGTTAATAAGTGCATGTAGTTTTTCTTCGATTTGTTTTTCTTTGTTACGACCATTCATATAAACATTGTGGTCATCCGACATCATATACGAATAGTCGTGCGATTTCACTTCGTCTAAAAACTCACCATACAATTTACTTTCTTCATTGTACGCATCATCAATAAATGCATCATTGTTCTTATTCATTCATTGTTCTTATTCATATTTTCTTTTTTTAATTTTTGTGCGAATGCAACTATTTGATAATAATTCATACTATTTTGTTTTGCGTGCCCAATTCTTTTGAGCTTTTTTCTTTTTATTCACTACTACTCTTTGTCTATACCTACCATCAAAAAGACCAGCATCTAACTGGTCTTTTCTTTTTATTTGTCGTTCTATATTCGTTTTCATTATCTATTATTATTTAATGTAAACAATTTTTTCTTTGATTTTTGTTTCAGTTTACTTTGAGCCATTTTTGACATCATTGGATTGATATTACCATAATCACTAAACTGACTATCCATTGGTATAATGAATTTGTTATTTGCTGTGTCGATTTTGTTACGGACAAACTTAAACTTCAATCCTACAATAACACCTTGCTCATCCAAATATCTCATATCGTATGCATCACCATCAATTACTTTATAACCCATAAATGATTTAGGTAATTGTTTACCTTCAAATACCATAGCAACTCTACCTTTATTTTCACTTAACAATTGTAATGATTGTAACATATTATAACCACTAAAAGAATAAGTCAAATCATAATTAGGATATTTGTCCATTAACTTAAATCGTTTAGCAACTTTGGTATAATCATAGAACTGAACATCATCAAATAATTGTAATACATTTTTATTACCCAATTTGAAAGTAGTAATATCGATATCACTCGTACCATTAATACGAACTGAAAAACGATAACCCAATTGGTCAGCGTTATATTTAGCTTTCTCAATTTCAGTTACCAACCAACCCATAAAGAATTGTCTATGTTCAAAGAATAATTTAGTCTTAGCGATACGTGCTTTATTAATATTATTCTTTTTAACGTCAATACGATTATGTCCACTTTCAGTTAAACACGCCGTTCTACATTCTTCGGTAGACATTGGACAAACATTGTAACCACTTTGAGACGCAGGTGCAAGATACAATATATAAGTCATTTCATTATATTGTAAACCTTTTGCGATTTTTGAACTACTTGCGACTGAACCTAAATAAGATAATTTAGTCAATTTTTTCGCATTACCAATTGTTGTAAATTTCATACTATTCATATTAAGATTTTTTTATATATGTTAGGGTACTCTTTCAACCCAATAACCAAAGATACGACAAATTAGGCTTCTGGCAATGGGCTTATGAAAGTATTTTGAAAAGTTCTTGATAGAGAATCAACGAGTTACATATATGTTTTTTTGTAATAAACATAACTCATTGAGGGCCAATAAGTTAATTATCCGTTCCTAAAAGGTTGCAGGCCAATGGGTTATACATAGGAAAAACCCCCATTTCATAACTCATTGATTTGTAATAAGTTATAAAATAGGGGTTTTGGGTGTTATATTATAATTTTTTGTTATACTTTCACTTTACAATATTTCGGGTTTCCAAGATTTCATTTCTTCAAATTGAATTAATGTTTCCGATGAACGAAACCATTTGATTGACCTTTCTAATTTTGGTTTCAATTTATTTTTCCAATTTGTTTCATAATATGGTTCCGAATGATATATAACAACAACTATTGTGTTTTTATTTTCTTTGTCTGCAGCTTCTGCAATTCTATCTAAATTTATTGCAGCCGATGATGCAACGATACAAGCTACATCCTTTGTTTGATTTTCCTTCTTTGTTTTTTGTAAGTTTGTATATTCAGGACTACCTTCCGAATAATCAATGAAAATAAGACCTTTGTTTTTACGATTTTGTGTTTTTAGAATTTCATTTTTTGTTTGTCTTAATAATCTATTTCGTTCTGTTGGTGTAAATCCACAAAGTAATGGATATTTTTTCACTTCTTTATTATCAAGACTTGTACCTTCATAATGGATTTTTAATAAAGACTTAATCATATCAGCTTCTTCAATATCATTTTTAAGATTATCAGGAATAGCATTTAACATATTTCCCAATATATTCAATTCCATTTCCGAAAAACTCTCATGTTCAGTATGAGGAATGAAATTCCATTTTATTGCCTTTGCATGCTTTGATTTTAATACTGCTTGTTTTGTGTGATTTCCACCAATACCAAAATGAATTCCGTCTCCGAATTTGTCTGATAAAATAACGGGTGGGTCGGATTTGGTTGTATCACCACCCTTAGTGTCTAACTTTTCTGCTATTTTTTTAATAGCTCCCGCGACATATTCTTTTTCTCTAACCTGTAAAAACTTAACATCCCTCAATTCCTCTTTGGGTATTTCATCGTTTGTTATAAAGACACCACTTTTTATTTTATCGTATAACTTTTCTATTTTTTTAAAGTCAACTTTATCGTGGATTGGAAATCCATTCCATAAATTAAAATATTGAGGATTTGTTCTTGCCTTCGCTGCCGATAACATCTCATATTCTTTTCTTTTTAAATCTTCGTAATCACCATATTCCAATATTTCGTATTTTAAATTTGAATTTGGATTAGCAAAGATTTTTTGAAATTCTTGATTTTCAGAAGAATGCCAATATATAGTACCATCGTCTTTATGGATACCAATATAAATTCTTTTTGATATTAAACAAGTAAATTTATATAACCAACCTTCATATTTTTTTGGTGCAACTGGTATAAACCACTCTTTTATTGATGGTGGTAATTCATGCACATGCATAATTTCCAATATTAATTTTTTATCATTCATATTATTTTTTTTAAATATACTAATTTTATTTTACATTTCCAAATTTATTCATAACTTTCTCTATCAATGTTTACAACGTAAGGAAAGCGGGGAATTCCATCCGATCTGCCGTTTCAAAGGTCATATAACCCACCATATTGGTTTTGTTACCTTCACCCTCACAAACATCTATAATGGTGTATTCCTCATCTATGAACGATTTATGCTTCATTAAGAACTTACTGCGTTTGTTTTCGTATTTACCATTTGTTCTCAACATCTGACCTTCAAATCCATTATCAACATATTCTTCATACAATGCCATCACTTCATCTTCATCATTACAAATTTTTGTTTCAACTTCAACACAATGTTTTGTCATATCATCAAAATTGTAATTGAATAAATCATGCAATCTATCACATCTATCACCAAATTGAATATCATTATTTGGTATATCATAAATCCAATACTGAATGTTCTTTTTACTTTCTTTTAAGTCAGCATCGGTTGGTTTTGTTTTCTTAACTAACGATACAATTTTATTAAAGTCATTTGCAAACTTGTCAGCATATAACTCACCATCCAATATTAAGTTAGGATGTGTGTCAAATACTTCACTTAAACTTTCTCTAATATGTGGTGCTGAAATGATTGGTTTACCATTACGACTAAACATACCATCTTTTGTCACAATACATCTAATACCATCCAATTTAGGTTGTGAGAATATTGGGTAAGTAATCTTATCCTTACTATCTTCCCACTTACTCGCCAACATAGGTTCAAAGTATTGTGTTTTGTTTATGTGTTTAATGTTTTCAAAGTAACCACTTTCTAACTTCTTTGTTCGTTTAGCAACTGCTTCTTTCATACATTGTTCGTTATCCGTAGTTTCGTTTAACTTACCGGTATTCTTACCATACACAATTGTCCATTCGTTAGTTGTAATTACACCACCAACTTGTCCACTATGTGTTCGGTATTTATTACCCACTACTTCAATTGTCCACTCTTGTGTTGCA